ATTTTCCTGTAGAGACTTTCGGTGGATTGTGTATGGCAACATTAGTTGGAAATGCGAATGGTGCCCCGTTTATAGCTGGATACCATCTTGCTGGGCGAGGACACACTGGCGCAGCAGGAGTTGTCACAAGAGGTCAGATCGAAGCGGCTCTCTTGAAATTGGAACAAAAGAACGTTGTCTTGGTGTCACATACTGAAGCTCCCTTAAGAACTGAACAAATGGGTGTGAATTTTGGACCTCTCAAGGAGCCACATTTCAAATGTGTGACTAATCAGTTACCAAAGGAAGCAAAAATTGAAATATTGGGAGGACATAATCAACCAAGTAGCGATCCTAAGAGTGCTGTTGTCACATCCGTAATCTCAAAAGCCGTGAATGATGTTATGGGCATTCCTAAACAGCATGGACCGCCCAAAGAGATGGGAGCAGCTAGACACAAGGAATTGGATATTTCAGGAAAAGTAGATACTGCTAGTAAATTTGTTGACAAGTTTGTGGAAGCCGCCTATTTAGATTATAGGAAACAGCTCTTGTCGCTTCCAGAGAGTGAACTAAAGCAGTTAGGGAAAATTTCTGATGATGCTAACTTAGCCGGAATGGATGGTGTTCTGGGAGTGAACGCAATGAACTTCACAACATCGATGGGTTTTCCATTGAAAGGACCTAAAACTCAATATGTGTCGCTTTCAGATAGACATGTAGAAGGTATTGATTGTCCACGAGATGTAGATCAATTGGTGTTGGATGAAGTGAAATTTTTAGAGTCAGAATTGTTGGCAGGCCGAAGAATTAATGCTATATTTAAAGCATCATTGAAGGACGAACCTACTAAATTGACTAAGGATAAAGTGCGAGTATTCGCGGCGGCAAATATGCCGTTTACGATGTTAGTGCGCAAGTACTTCCTTACCATTGCAGCCCTATTTCAGAGAAACAAGGAGTTGACTGAATGTGCTGTGGGTATTGCGGTGCAGAGTCCTGAGTGGACTAAGCTGTATAACCACATTGGCAAATATGGTTGGGAGCGAGGTATTGCGGGTGATTATGCCAAATTTGATGGAAGAATGAGTGCACATTTCATGATGCTTTCATTTAAAATATTGATTGAGTTGGCAGAGAAGTCGGGGAA